CATGCTTACGGCGGCGAACTGATCGAGGGCGAGAACTTCGACATGGCGGTTGCCGAACTCAAGTCGCGCCTGCCGCTTGGGGGTGCGAAGTGATGGAAATCGAACGCCTCATTGAACCGGCTACAGACTGGATGGGAGGGACATGGGCCGCGCGCATCGACCAAGCCGCCAGCCTATTGTTCCTGCACGGCTACATCACACAGGGCCAGCGGACGAAGATCACGCAAAAGCTGGAAGCTCAATTCCGCGACGGCATCGAACTTGGCCGGATCATCTCCCAAGGAACCAACCCATGACCACAACCGACCCTAAGCTGATCGAGCCTGTGGCTTGGATGTATGACCACGCAAAAAGCAACCAGCGCGTGCTGGAACCGATCAATTGCAGCGTCATATACAAGGCGAACTCGGGCTGGACCGAAACGCCCCTCTACACCGCAGCCGCAATCAACGAAGCCGTGCAGAATGAGCGGGCGGGGATTGTCGCTTGGCTGCGGGAACAGGCCGATGAAATAGCGCCATCTGAGACTGATGGAAGTGATCCGCTTTGGACTGTCCATGCGTTTGTTCACGGTCTTGCAACCGCAATCGAAGCACACAAGGAGAGCGGACATGACGATGACAATTGACGGCTTTGTGTTGAAGCGTCTCGCCAAAGGCCCGGTCTATGCCCGCAGTTTCCACGCCGTGAAGCCTGTTGTTGAACGGCTGATCGCAGCGGGAAAGATCGAACGGTGCGCGCCGGAAGGTGGCCGCATGAAGAATATGCTTCGCCTCAAGGAGAGCGGACATGGTTGAGGTGACGCAGGCGGATCGGGATCTGCTTAAATGTATCCTGATGCCCGATTACGACATGGATCGAAAAATCGACGCGGGCCTTGCCTACACCGACGAGGTTGAATGGATCGCCAAACATCGCATCGCAGAGCGTGAACGGTGCGCGGAGAAGCTGCGGGCAGTTGCCGACAGCGACCACAAGCGCGGCTGTCAGGGGCGCGAATATACCTGCACTTGCGGCTTTGACGACGAACGAGACGCAGCCATCGCCCAAGCCATCCGGGAGCAGTCCAATGGAGCCTGACCTGGCGGGGATCGTTCCCGCCCTTCGCAAATGGCTGCGCGAAATACCCAAAGCGAAAGTCATAGCCAGCGCCAAAACCGCCGATGAAGTCAGGATCGCAATCGAAGTGGTGGGCCGTGACGATCTGGCCATGACAGTCGAAGGGCTTGAGAAAACTATCGGCGCTTTCCCGTGCGCTGAACATGGTTTTCGTTTCGTCCAATTCCTGCAGGCACGGGTTGAAAATCGCAACAAGGGCAGGCGCGCGGCCATTCTTGAGTATCGCTTTCAAGCCGCCCCGAAGGTCTTTTGCGGCGGCTGTGACGGATTAGCTGAGTGTGTCTTTTCGTTCGGTGTGATGCCCGATGACAAGGCTTGCGGCAACTTTCGGTCCGCCGTCCGTTCCGCACTCAAGGAGAATGATCGTGGAGAGTGAACCTGCATTTCCGGTGACGCGCGAGGAACTGGTTTCCTACGCTGATGGGAGGGGCCAAGTCCCGCTTCCCGTTTCCTACGCCGGCCTCACCAAGCGGGAATGGTTCGCGGGGCAGGCTTTCGAGTGGTCCCTAAGGCAACCCTATCCCGGCGATGATGCCATCTACCTGACAGGCCGAGAGCATATCGCGGTTGCTGCTAGTATCGCCGTCCAAGCCGCCGACGCACTCATAGCAGCACTAGAACCCAAGACATGAGCCTTACGCATGAACAGATTGGGGCACTCGTCGCCGCAGCCCTTAAGGCGAGGGGGGAGTGATGCCCCGGCTTATCCAAACATGGGTCTGCAAGGTATGCGGAAGTCACCACGACGAGATTGACGACGCCTACGCCTGCGAGAGCAATCACAGAATCGACGCAGCAGCCGAACGAACAAAGGCCAAAATTGCAGAAGCCCTTAAGGCCCGCACAGCAGCAAAGGATAGGTAAGTGACACGCTGGCCCGCGATGATGCGCCGATCTACTGCGGCGGAATATTGCGACATGAGCATCCCGTCATTTGAACGGGAGATTGCTGCCGGCCGCCTGCCAACGGGTGTCATGTTTGGCGGGCGGGAGCATTGGCACAGGGACGCAATCGACAAGGCGCTTGCCAACATTGCTGGCGAGGTTTCCAGTGATGCAGAGGCCCGTTTCTGGGAGCGTATTCGCAATGAAAAAGCTGCCTAAGGTCCGCTACGTCAAGTTCACCCGCGCCAAGGGCAAGGTTTACGCCTATTTCAACACCGGGCGCAAGGTGAACGGCAAGACCGTATGGGCCGCGCTACCTGCTTATTCCAGTGCCGGGTTCTGGGATAGTCACGCCGCCATGATGGGTGCGCGAACCAAGCGCGAGACACCCGTTTTCACCGTTGCCAAGCTGGCAGAGGCATATGAGGCCAGCGCGGAGTTTCGCGCCCTGTCAGCCGGAACGCAAAAGGTCTATCGCATCACGCTTGCCAAGGTGGTTGACTACCTCGGGGAACTTCAGGTCGAGACGCTAACCCGCAAGCACGTTCGGGCGATCAACGATGTGATACCAGGCGCAGCATCGCGCAACCTGTTCGTTGCCGTGGTGGGCGTTCTCTACAAGTGGGCGCGGGGCAGGGACATGACCGAGGCCAACCCTACCGAGGGGATAGCCAAGTCAAAGACCGGGGAACATTCGCCATGGCCCGATGATCTGCTTGCCCTTGGCTTGGCGGCGGAGAACGATCTGGTCCGCCTGACTGTATGCCTGCTTTACAACAGCGGGCAACGCCTTGGCGATGCGATCAAGCTGCGCTGGTCTGACATTCGCGGGGGCAAGATGCACATCACCCAGCAAAAGACCGGCAAGGCGCTAGAGGTGCCTATCAGCGAGGCGCTGGGCGTGGAACTGGCCCGAACCGTCAAGCGAGGCCTGACAGTGCTTGCACAGGCCAACGGAAGGCCAATCAGCGCCGAAACCGTCCGCCGTGCGCTGAAGGGCTTTGCCGCCGATCATGGCTTTGCAGCGGTCCCGCACGGCCTAAGGAAGAACGCGGTCAATTCGCTATTGCTGGCAGGATGCACCGTGCCGCAGGTCCAGGCGATAACCGGCCAGAGCGCCGAAATGGTCGCACACTATGCCAAGCAGATAGATCAGGGCCAAATGGGCGAGGCGGCTATCCTGAAGCTCGATAATCGGGCAAGGAACGTAACGTGAAAGTTCAAACCCATCGCCAAACCGGCCCGCGACTCGGTGCTTTTGGGCCGGTGCGCGTAAACCCCGGTTTTGCTTTCGATGGCAGTTTTGCGCCGTTTCCTGCGGTTTTTGCGTTCAAAACCGCCCCAATGGATTCAATGGCTTGGTCTACCGCGTTCAAACCGCGTTCCGAATGCAAAAAATCCGCATAAACCTGTTGACACGACGGACAATATGTCCTAGCTAAGATCGTGTTGCAGCGAAAGGCAAGGCAAATGGCTAAGGCAATCGTCCCCGCAGAGTTTCCAGCCCTTCCGGAAGGCGCTAATTCCTGGGCACGTTCGACCAAGCGGCGCGGTGGTATGTTCCACGCTCACGCTTTTGGAATGACCGCTTGCCGCAGTGTGCTTCTTGACCGCCACCAGTCGAGGCAGGCCGATAGCCTTGGTGATCTGCAATACTTCGGTGTCTGCCCCCGCTGCATGGCGAAGGTGCCGCATTGACCCCCGCCGAGTTTACCGCCGCCCGTAGAGCGATGGGCATGGATCAGGGCCAGTTAGCTAACGCGCTGGGCCTGACCGTGCGGCAGATCAACCGCTATGAGAACGGCCATAGCGCCATCCCCAAGCCAGTAACCATAGCGCTGGTTCATCTGGCGCATTGTAGGAGAGTGTGATGGTTCGTCGCCTCAAGGGTAAGCAAGTTGGCCCGCGCTGTTCATATTGCGACGTTCGCGCAAGTTGGCGCGGATACGGCTTCGGCAAGTTCGCCTGCAATGCTCACATCACCCAACTTGAGGCATGGGACCGCCGCGAAAGCGCCGAAGATTATTCCGATGCCGCTTTTTATGCGAGGTATTGACCCATGACTGACATACCAGAGGAACTGGTGGAGCGGGTGGCGAAGGTGATTTGGCGCGGGCCGTATTCTGACATCCCTGCCGACGAACTTGTTGCCGTAGCCCGTTCCGCAATCCGTGCCGTGTTTGATTGGCAGGCTAAGGAATGGGTGGAGATACCTAGACTTGATAGGCCATGATTGGGCAATGCCTGCGGCCCGCGCTTTCGTCCTACGGATCGAGCCGCAAGCGTCTCGCCGGTTCCCGCTTCAATCGCTATTGCAGGAGAATGAATGATGGATCACTCGCATATCGTTGTCGAGGACGTTCCCTGTTTCAACTGCCACACATCGGGCAAAGTGACCCGCTGGATATTCTTCAAGCGCGATTGCCCAGTGTGCGACGGGGCTGGGGAGCGGCCCATAATGTATGACAGCCGCCTTCCGGAGAACGTCATCGCAATGATGCGCCGTGATGCCATCACCGGCTTTAACCGCCTGCAAATCGGCGGGTTCGGCAATCAAGTTGCAAACTCGCTATTTGGCGGATTGCTCTAATCCGCCTTCGGCCACGCCCTGACTACGGCGATGTGACGGGCAGCGCAGTCCCCATACGCCGCAATCAGGTCCATTTCCCACACAGCCCTTGCCGGATCATTCAGCGGGTCAGGGGGTGCCGGAAGGCTCGGACACGGGGCCGCCAGGTTCGCCTGAAGCGCGGGAATTGGCGCGATGGATACCGACTTCGAGCACCCGCCTAGCATCGGCAGGAGCAGCACAATCGCCAGGAACGGGACGATCCGCATAGATCGTGCGAATTTCTTTAGTCGCGGTGTAATGTTCCACCTGCCCATTGGCGCGGTCCTTTTCGTAATCAGTGGCAACGGCGGCAACAACCCTGTCGCCAAGCTCTTTCATTTCGGCAGCGCGTTCGAGTGCGCCAGCCCGTGCGGCTTCACAGCGCCAACCTTGCACCTTCCAGCCTGCGGTGAAGCTGGCGATGGCTATGGCGGCGGGAATGGCTATCTTGAGGTAGGGAATCATGCGGCCCCCTTGATCTTCTCATAGGCCCGCACACCGAAAGCAGCGGTTGCAGCGGCAACGTAGGCGGCTAGGGCGGTCATGTCGGCGGCTTCCCACTTCCACAGCGGGATAATCATTCCGTTGATGACAAGGCCCCCGGCGATGCCGATCTGGGTGACCGGTCTCCACCACTTCCTCACTAAACAGAGCAGCGCCTCTTGCGCCCGCATAACCAGCTTCATTCGTCATCCCCCACAAAGCCAGAGGCAAGCACCGTCTGACCTACAGAAAACAGGCCTATCGACCGCATATTGTCGGCAGTGCCAAAGCCAAACAGGCTTATGCCCTCGTCCGTTTCCATGACTGCCGCGAAGGCATCGGGTGCGCCGTAGGAACCGTTCTCTATGTCGTCCGCAAGCCGCCTAAGCAGCGCTGGAATGTCGTTCAGGTTCGGCAGGGGAAACTCTACGATGTTCATGTCAGCCTCAGTGCTTCGGTTTCGGTTTCACGCACCCGGCGCAGCCATCCCTTGCCAAACGTGGCGAAGGTGGGAAGCTGGCGGTAGTAGCGTTCACGCGCGGCCTGATACTGGCGCACCGCCTCTGCATCGCCGTGCTTGCCGGTGAACAGCGTTACAGCGGCAATCGTGGCGGGGCCGATCTTGCCGTCAGCAACCGCGCCAATCATGGTTTGCAGGTAGCGCGCCGCACGGGCGGGGCCTGCGTTCACGGCGAAGTCAAACACGCAAAGGGCAAGGCCGGGCGCCATGTCACCGCAGCGGCATTCATCCCAATAGCGGGCCTTGTAAAGCGGAGCGACCTTGGCGGGGGTGAGCGCCCGCATATCGGCCTCACTGGCGGGCTTTTTCGTCCAGCTTTCCCAAGTGTTTTTCGTAACGCCTAGGTTCGTCATGCCCCCCGGATCGCGGGGGTGATTTACGAAGCCGCCTTCGTGGCGTAGGATCACTTTTAGAGCCGCGTCAAACATTGACATTTCCCCTGTTTTCGGTAGGTTTGCGGGTATGGAAAGCACCATTTGGTCAACCGAAGATGCATTCGTGAACTATCTGGAAATGCCGGATAAGGTCACGGCGCTGACTACGCATGAAGGCCGGTTAACCGCCACGCTGGCAGATGGCCGAACGGTAGATGTTACCGACTGGTTTGCTGGCAGCGTTGCGCTGCCGAACTAACGCCTCGCAGCCCTAGCGATATGCTCCAACAGGTCCGCTTGATCTTCCGGGCATGACTTCATCACTTGAATAAGCGCGGTTGCCACAAGCCCGATAAAGCCGTCAGTGCGTTCGGAAAATGCCCCCATGCTGCGCGCTATCTGTGCGGCGCGTTCAAGCTGGGTGATGCCGCTCATGGTTTGATGTCACCAGAACGCGGTTTCGCTAACATCAAGCCGCCTTGTGTTTGATTGGCTAACATCAAACCGCTCATGTCGAAAATCGCATAAACGCGGGATATGCTGAAAAGCGCATAGCCTATTCGTCCGCCTGCGTTTCCGTATGGTCAATTTCCGGCACGGCGCACTTGGTCAGGCACTCAAGCCATACGGCTTCAGCTTCCGCGCCAAGCCACATAAACAGGTCATGGTAGGTCATGCCGCCTCCTTCAGTTGGGATATGCCGCAACGTATGCGGCTAATCTCGCCATGCTCCCGGCTGTAGATGATTGCCTTCATGTCCCGGCCCGAGCGATAGCCTGCATGGCGGTGCCAAGCGTCATTGGTGGCCAGCGTCCGGTGCGTTTCAACGGTGCAGCCGGGATGGTCTTTCAACTGGTCGTGATGGAAATGTCCGCAGTGCCAAACCCGCCAGGTTGACGCGGCCCAATCGTGCGGAACGTCACTTGCCATAATCAGCGGCAGGTCTGCCAGCTTGGCCCCGTCGCCATGGGTTGAACCGATCAGCGTCTTGCCGAACCGGAAATAGTAGAAGCTGGACGGGGTCATTTCGACATGAACGCGGGGTTCTTCCGAGAACAGCGCGTCAAGGGCCAGCGACAGCATATAGGCTTGATGGGGGTCGTGGTTGCCCCGGTTGTTGCGAACAATGACGTTCTTGTGCTTTTCCAGCAGGCGGCGGATGCAGCGCGCCATGGCCCGCAGGCCGACTTGCGCGATCAACTGGAACCGCCCGTCAACGTCTAGCTGGTTGCCTGACTGCGGGGTGCGGTTGTTGCTGTTATCGGCATGGTAAAAATCCCCAAGATTAAGCAGCATCGCCGTTTCGCTGGACGGGGTAAGCGCGCAGAGCCGGTCAACCGCTGCGAAGGTTACGCTTTCGGCAATCTTGAGGTCGAAGTCCTCGCCCACTTCCTTTGCCCATGTCATAAGGCCGAAATGGGGATCGCCCATGGGAATGACGGTCAGCAGGTCAGCGTCATAATGGGTGGGCGGATCGATGGCCGGGATAGCCCCGCGCATATCACCTAGGATGCCCGCTAAGGCCCCCTCAAGGGCTTCCAACGCGCCTTGGCTGTCAGGTGCCTGACGTTCCCATACACGCTCCACAGCGCCGTTAGGGCCGCGTTGGATCGTAACCTTGCCCATCAGGTATCCGGGCGCGGTTCCGCTGTTGAAATGCCCCGGCGCCAGTCCGTTACGGGCTGCCATTTTCAGGCGGTGGGCAAGGGTGCCGCGCGGTATGTTCAATGCCTTCGCGGCTTCGGTTTGGGTGCCATGCAGCTTGAAGGCTTCGACCGCCTCTTGCATGAGTGTGTCGCTTAACGGGGGTGTTGGCACAAAGGCTCCTGCCGTTGTTGACGGGCGTATCGGATTCACGTATTGTTCTGCGGCTGCGGCGATCCGTGGCCCTAGGGCACAGTGTTGCGACCGAGGCCTGATGGTAGATTCTCGCAACCGGAGCATGGGACCGGCGCTACCGAAACCTGCGCCCATGACGGCAGACGAAACCGGGTATTAGGACGGCAAACCTTGTAGCGAGGCGTAGCTATCCGAGTGACGGGCCTGACAGCCGGGAAAGACCGGCAGCTACTTCAGGAAATGCGAGGCAAGAAACGCGCCCACCGCGCTAACCGCGCCGATCAGCCAGTGGCCTAGCGAAAAGGCCCCCTTGCGTTGTTCCTCGGTCTGTTCAATTCGGGCAAGTCGCTGGTCAATCCGCTCTAGGGTGCCGTCGATCTTGTCCAGCCGGTCCTCCATCGCGGAAAATCTTCCTTCCATGCGTCCGAAGTCCCGCATAAGATCAACGTGTGTCGGGCCGCTCATTTGAAGAACCGCCCGACTTCTTGCAGGCCCGCGCGCCATGCCTCGGCAATCCGCGCCGATGCACTGTCAAGCAAACCAAGCGCGGCAAGTGACAGCAGCACGAATGCCACCATCACAAAAAGCCAAAGCAGGGGCGTCATAGGTCCGGGGTCGCAACCAGGGCGGCAACACGCGCAGCATAGCCCGCAGGATCGTCAACCGTTATGTCACCGGCGTAAATGTCGATACGCAGGCATCCGAGGTGATACGTCCCGGTCGTAGTGAGCGCAGTCGGGCGATAACCCAGCCTGATCTCCTCCATCATCGAAAGCTGATAGTGCTGACTGATGGTGCCGGTTGCCGTTGCTGCGGTGCCAAACCGCTTCTTGACCACGCCAGTCGTGCCGTTCCAAACATCGGTGACAACATTCCAGTCGTCCGAAACATAGCCCGTGGTCGTGCTAACGCTGTTAATATCGGTGCCGGTCAATCCGCCAGTTCCCGAAATGCGCCCGCGCTGGGCGTAAAGCTGGGCGGGGCTTGATGTGCCATCCTCAAACGGCTGGGATGCCGTCAGGTGGCCGGGGTCCGAGTAGGCGTAATAACGCCCGCTGCCCCAGATATAGTTCAGCGTTTCCGCGCCGCTAATGTTGGGATGCAGGACGGAAATGGCCGACCAGCATTCGGGCAGCAGGATATTCGGCCCGCCGAAGTATGCCGTGCCAAACATCTTGAAGGCGGTCTTGCTATCGTATGAGCCGGTAAAATCGGGCGAACCGGCGATCAGCGGCAGGTGGTTGCCCATGCCGCTTTCATCGATCAGGCGCGTGTTTGCAGCGTCATAACCCGCAGCGGTGAATCGGTATGAACCGACAAGCGTTGCCATGTCTTAAATCTCCTGCGGGATCGAGAATGAATAAAGGACCGTGCCGTCCTGTGCTGTGCCGACAGCAGTGGTTCCCCGAATGCGTGTGCGCGGCATCTTGACGTAAGTTCCGCTGGTTTCCTGTGCCAAGCCGTTACGGATTTTGGAAAAGGTCGCGGTGCTTGCCATTGTTACGGTAACATCGCGGCCCGATACCGACGCGGCAGTAAGGGGAAGCTGCGAGCCGCCCGCCGTGTATGCCTCAAGCCCCGCAAACACGCCTGAAGTCGTTGCTTCGGCAAGGGTGCTGTCAATGGCAACGGTCTGGTCAAACGTTACCTTGACCTGCGTTCCGGAAAGAACCGAGGTTGAAACAATGTAAGGCGGGGTGATGGTGGGATTGAGGATGCAGGCCCCTGCCAGTTCGCCGTAATAGCGGAAGCCTTGCCCGTTGGGGTGCACCAAGTCGCCTTCCGTGAACAGGGTGGCAAACTGGCTGTGCGGCGGCAGCAGCTTGATGCCGCGAACGCTGCCCTGTGCCGCCTGTAGCTGTGCGGCAACCACCTGCTTACGGCCCGCAAGGGTGTAGGTTGGGCCAGCAGCGCCGCCTGTCAGAAGCGGCGTTACCCAGAGCGTTTCGTTCCACGGTTCACCCAGCGCAAGGCTGCAAGCCATGTTTACATCGCGCTTCAGCTTGGTCAGGGCCGACAGGTATTGCGCCTGCGTCGTTTCCGTGGTCGCGTTGCCGCCGTCATCCAGTTGGTCGGCATCGCTATGCCCCTGGATATAGATGGGCTTGATAATCGGCCTGTAACCGTTCGCCCGGACCCATGCGACGGCATTGTAAAGGAACGATTGCAGGTTTGCGAAGAACGGGCCGGATGCGCCGCCGCCAGCCCCGCCGCCTGCCAAGTGCTGGCCAATCGAGGTGCCGCCAAGGCCTGTGGCGAAATAGATAACCTTGCTAATGCCGCCCGTGGTCAACTGATAACCAAGGCCGGGGGCAAGCGTCTCCACGCCACTGGTCTGGACAAGCGGGACGAAGCTGGCGAAGTTTGCCGGGGAAATGGGGCGCGAACTGGACGACAGCGGCGCGGGGGAGTTAACGCTGGGAAATTCACACCCGCCAACCGGCATATACAGGCCAACAGGAATAGCGGTGGGGGCGGTGATCTGCGAGGCGCGGCCAATGGAAAGCGACTGGCCGATAACCGGGACAATGTAGCATTCCGGGGTCTGGCCTGCGACTAGATCGTTAAGCGCCTCCTGCACCGTTACGCCGGTTGCCGTGCCAATCATTGCCGCCCCGTCATTGGAGGCAAGGTCAGTGGTCAGGCCGTCAATCCCCGTCATCGGGACGTAACGCTGCATCTTTTGGTAAACGCCCGCCGCGTTGTAGAAGCGCAGCGAGTAAGTGCCATCCAGCACGAAGAAGTCGTAATTGCCGTCAGCATCGGCAACGGCGCGGTTTGCCACGCCCGAAACCGAAACAATCGGGGTGCTGCTTTCGTCCGCATAAATGGGAACCACGGTCGAACCATCAGACAGTTGGACGCATTCCACCTGCCAGCCGGGAAGGCTATCGCCCTTGGTGTTTGTGATCGTTCCGAACTGGTGAAACATTAGAAATAGCCCCCAAGGTCAATGGAAGTAAGAGCGTAAGCGACGGTTGCCGTGGCGGTCGTTCCGTTGGCATCGGTCACAGTGCATTGCGCTTCGCCAGCATCCGTGTCGAAAGACAGCGTTTCGTAAAACGTGGTGGAGGCGCTGGTCGGAGAGCTGATCGAGGCCGCGCCCGAAAGGATCGACCAGGAGTAGGTATAGGGGCCGGTTCCGCCCGTAGGAGTGCAGGTTGCGGCGCTGGATGCCACATAGCCGCCGCCGCCCCGGACACCCTCGACGTAGGTGGGGCTGATTGCCGCCGTCATGGCTGGCGCAAAGCCGGTAACGTCCTTCCAAGCGCCGCCCGTATAGACCTTGCACGAAGCGATGGGCTTCCATGCGTTGCCTACCCGGACAAGTCCGCTGGTGATGCTTTGCCATGCGCCAGAGACGCGCGCAGAGAGGCTCACGGCGTGTAAAACAGCACAATGTCGCCATTGCTAGGCGAGGAAGGATTGGAGGCCCCTGTAGGCAGCAAGGATACCCGGCCCGATGCGTTGGCCGCGTCAATGTGGTGCAGCACCGCGCCCTCGCCCGTGTATGTGGGCTGGGTGCCGGTAAACACCGCGCCCGCCGCCGAAAGCTTGCCGTCAACTAAATCCACCAGTGTAAGGAAGGTCGTGTAAAAAGACTTCACGCCCGCCATGATGCTACGAAGCGCGTTGTTCACGTTGCCGGGCGGGCAGCCTTCGGCAATGCTGGTTCCGTCAACGGTCGTATTGCTGGCCGGGGTTGCCGACCAGCTTGAAACGTCCACCATTTGCGTTTCCTCTAGGTATGTGCCATCCTGCCCGGATGAGCATTTTCTGGCTGTTGTTCTGGAAAGGCCTGATTATCGGGCTTTGGGAGGTCTATTCGGAGTCCAAGAAGGACGGCGATTGGGACCGGCTTGTTTCACTGTTCAAGCAGAAGTGGGATCGACGCCTTGCCGAACAGCCCCCCGCCCTTACGTATCAGCCGCGCGGCCCCGGCGCGGGTTAGGCTGCCACTGTCAACCAGTGCGGCCTTTAGCGCCTTCTGACCGCCTTTAGTGCCGCCAAGGGCAAGCAGGCCAAGCAAGCCAAGCGTTCCGCCGCCACCAAGTGCGCCGCCAGTCTGTGCGCCATCGCCGCCGCCAAGTGCGTAGCCGGTGCCACCGCCAACGGTTGAGCCGCCGATCAGGCCACCGCCCATCGCCTGCATAAGCCGACCCGCCGTGCCGCTATCAGGAATTTTGGACGGCAGCGTTGCCTGCCCTGCGTCAGCCAGTTCCGCAAACGGGCGGGGTCCGGGGTATTTCGCTGCCGATGCCCAGCCTTGCTGATTAAGCTGCGCCGGGGTGAACAACTGATCGGGCTGGTTCTTCGCTGCCGCCACAGCCTTGCCGAGCGTCTTGTAGTTGCGATAGGCCGCGTCAGCATTGCCAAGCCCATCAATGACGGACTGACCTCCGCCGCGTTCCATCTGGCCGCGCAAAGCGCCCTGTGCGAGAGAAAGCGCGTCCTTGTAGTCGCCATCAAATCCACCCGCCGCCGTGCTGGCGTTGGCCTTGTAGCCCTTCAGGGAACGAATGGCATTCTGGTATAGATCGCCGGTCAATTCCCCAGCGTTATAGACCACGCCAGTGGTGTTATCCATTACCTGCGCGAAATTGGCGCGGGGCGCAGGGGGGAGCCGGTTTGATGCCGCTGCGATACCCTGAAGGTCGGTCGGCCACTGTGGATCGAGCGGAACGCGGACACCTGCCGTAGCGTTATTGTATGCGGTATCAATCACGCCGGGATTGGGTGAGCCAAAGGGCGCAACAAGGTCATTAAGCCCCTGTTCCCCCACATTGCCAACCTGCGCGCCAATAGGCTCGCCAGCCTGCCGGAATGCCGCACGGTTGAAGCCCTGCAAAGACTCCATGCGGCGGGCGTTCACAAGGTCGCCAACGCCAGGAACGCTGCTCATGCGGTCCTCAAATGACTTGGCAAAGCCGCCAAGTGTCTGGCCCAAGGTCTGGTCGGTCACGCCCTGCGTAGCGAGATACTGCGATGCTTCGGTAGGCTTGAAGCCTTGGATCATGCGCCCGCCGACCTTACCAAGCCCGCGCCCGAGCATCGAACCGCCTGCACCCGCAACAACGCCGGTCAGGGGGTCGTTCTCGGTAACGCCGCCATAGATGCCGCCATAAGCCGCGTCAGTGCCGATAGCCCGTGCGCGGTTGGCCCACTTGCCGCCGTTAAGCAGGGCAGGGGCATAGCGACCTGCCAGAGCGCCCGCGCCCTTGCCGATTGCGGCAGTGCCGGTGATCGCGCCGCCTACCTCGCCAACCATGTTGGCAACAGGGTGCGCGGCAGCCATGTCTTCGAGGCCTTTGCCCGTCAGCGCCCCTACAGTGCCGCCCGTTGCCGCGTTCGCATATCCCGCAACAGCCGCAGCGGGTGCGCCGCCAGAGACGCGCTCCCAAGTGCTGTTCTGCACCGTGGTAAGACCGGGCTTGAAATAGCCGTATCCGGGGTTCTGCTTGTTGTAGTCGATCAGTTCCTTTGTCGGCTGCGGGAAGCGTTCGCTATACCCTGCCTGCGAAAGAGCCGCGTTGACCGCATCCATTGAACCAGTCTGGGCAAAGACCTTGTTGGCAAGTTCCGCCGCCTTGGGGTCAGACTGCTGCTGGCGCGTCTCTGGTGCAAGGAATAGGCCGCTGGACGGCTTGGTCGGATCAATGGTGTTTTGGTTCCACGGATCGGGGGCCATGGGTGGCGCGCCGTTAGTGGGCGCAGCAAGTGCCATGGGATCGCGGCGGTCGTCTTTCTGGTCCGAAGCCTTGCGGCCCATATCGAGCGGAGGAAGGGGCTGGCCGGGGACGATGGGCGTAATGTTGCCGTTCGCATCGGGGATGCCGCCAAGGCGCTGCACCGCCTCTTTCTGTGCCTTCAGCGCCATTTCCTCAAGCGCGTTAAATGCGCCTTCGTTCGTGCTGTCATAGGACCACGAATCCGGGATATACGCGCCAAGGTTCAGCTTCATTTCAGCGAGGCTGTTGTTTTCGCCGCCAGTCGTGCCGGTTCCCTGCTTGGCCCAAGCGCGAAGGCGGTTAGCCTCCCTGTCAAAGCTCTTGTTTGGCTCGGTCGGCAGGAAGTCCTGAAGGCCCGCAATGCCGGAAGTGCTGCCAGGACCGCGTTCGTTCAGCCCGCGCAAGGTTTTCAGCGAATTGGCGATGTAGGCGGCAGCGTTATACTGCGCCAGCGCGTCCGAGAACTGCGGTGCCGAAAGTTCCGGACGCCCGCCACGCTGCGGGGCGTTGGTCGGCTGCGGCTTCCAGTTGGGAATGGGGATCGGCGGGCCACCATTGGGGTCAGGCTGAAGGCCGTTCTTGGCAAGTTCCGCCACATACTTCTGCCGCTCAAGCTCGAACTTACGGCGCTCAAGCTCAATTTCCTGCGCGGTCTTTTGGTTGCCAAGGTTCGCGCCTGTCAGGTCCGCAACGGCCTTTGCCGCCTTGGTTGGGCTGCCCAAGTTAAACACGTTTCCGCGCTGGGTGTTCTGCCCACCCGACTGTGCTGCGGGCTGAATCAACCGCACGGCATTACCCTGCGCGTCGGTTTCCCAGATGTTGCCTGCTTCGTCTCGTGCCTGACCCATTATCGGCCCCTTGTTCCGTTTTTGCCGTAATACGGCACGTTCCAGCCCTCGCCCTCGGTGTGGACGTGACTGCCGCTGCCAGCGTTATGGATGAATGCTTTTTTGATGCCGGGAAGCTTGCGGGCCTCTTCCAGTATCGCCGCCAAATTAGGCCCCACATAGTCGGCAGAGTGGCCCGGAATATGCGGGCTATTCGGAACCCCACCAACCAGCCTGTTGCCTTCTACAGTCCTGCGACCGCTGGTCATGCGACCACCAGCAAGCGTCATGGGCGGAACGTAGCCGCCCTTACCGGCGAAAGGGGGCTGGCCTGCGGGCTGCCCTCCCGTGATCGGGGTAAGCTTGCCCACCGGCTTTTGCGGGGGGGCCGTAACCGGATTGCCAAGCGCAGCCTGCCCACCGAGCGCCGCCGCAAGTCCCGACTGCGGACCAGCGTAGAACTGGTCATTGGGAAGCGTCGTCGTGATGAACCTGTCGCCCATCTGGCGAAGGTAGTTGTTTGCCGCATCCGGCCCCAACTGGCTCAAGATGAAGTTGTAATCGTTCACCGTGTCGTTGTTGACCGGCTTGGGGTTCTTCATTTCGTAATCGTATTTGGTGCGCCAATCCTCCATCGAAGCGGCGCGTTCTGCCTGTGCCGCCATGGCATCCTGTTCGGCCTTGCGCTGTGCCATGACGGATGGCGAATAGATCGGCTGCCTGCCCGCTGCGGCAAGCAATGCGTCCCCGATGATGCCCATCCAGTTGGCCTTGCCGCCGCCAAACATCCCGCTCCGCTGCGGGAGCGCCTGTGGGGTTTCTATGCCGATCTGGCCGATGCTGGCGGGGCTTGCGGGGTTGGCGCTGGCAGCCGAATTGCCGAACAGGCCAGCGGGCTTGGGTGCGCCGCCGAAGATGCCAATCGGGGTTTCGCGCAAGTAGCCCGCGCCTTCAACCCGCCCCTGGCTCTCGGGGCTGTAGCCGTATTTCGACACATCGGGCAGGGCAAAGCCCTTCATCTGCTCGGCAACGCGGCCCATCATGCCGTTAGCCGCCGCCTTCTGTGCATCAACGGAAGCAAACGGCATCATTCCCGGCTGATCGGCGCGATACTGGTCCTGCGGGATAGCCTGACCAGGCATAAGGGTCATGGGCTGGCCCTGCCGATACTGGCCCGTCAGGAAAGCAAGTTGTTCGGGCGTGTAAGGCATTAGACCAGCTCTCCATATTTGACGGTCATGTAACCGCCCACTTCCGGGCCAAGCGCGTCAGGCTGCAATGCCGCCACTTCCTGCGCCATCGGGCCGATATGCGGGGCAGGGTCGCCCTTGTAGTTGTAGGAATAGAGCGGAACGCCGCCGTTGGTCTGGCCTACGTGGCGAATGTTTTCCTTGAGGCGAATGTCAGAAAGCTTGACGCCCATGCTGCCAAGGCTGCCCATAACCGAACCGATGCCGCCAAGTAGGCTTGCGCCCCACGGGCTGGATTGCTTCGTATTCGTATATTGTCCCAGCAGCCCGTTCATGCCCGAGGCATAACCCGACACTGCTTGCATCGGCAGCGTAACCGCGTTGGCCGCGTCGAAGGCAGGTGCGTAAAGGGCGTTTTCACCGGCAACCATCGACGGGGCCATGCCTGCCGCCTGCGCCTTGCGGGTCTGCGTGTTGTTCCAGTCGTTATACCGCATATTGCCCTCATTCTGGGCAAGGGCTTGGGCAAGTATGCCTTCGTATGCGGTGCCGCCCGTGATGCCCCGCGTTCCCATGCTGGCGCGAAGGCCGTTCGAGGTATTGCGGCCCGTCTGGGCAATGATCTGGTCAAGGTAGGGGTTGGAGCCGTTCGACGACAGCGTGTCAGTGATATAGCCCTGCGCCGCCGTCAGCGCCGGGTTGCCGTTTGTCGCACGGTCAAGCAGCCCCGGAATAAGCCCCGTTACCTGATCGGCAACCTGCTGAATCTTGGGTGCCTGCGCCTGATAGGTGTTGGCAAGGGTATTGGCCGCGCCAGTGATCTGGCTTTCATAGATCGGCTTGACCTTAGTGGTGCTTGACGAGAGGCCCATCAGCGCAATTCCTTCATCAATGTAACCTGATGCGGGGCATATCCCCGCGATTTGAGAACCTTCGACCAGCCCTCACGACTGGCAATCGTTGCAATGTCGCAGCCCAGTTCGCGGCCCAGTTCCTCGGCGCGGTCGATCAGTGGCAAGATCCCCTCAAGGTCGCCCGCCGCAAACATTCCGTGTATTTCCTTGGCCCCGCCCGGATATGTCTTGATCTCGAAACCGATGATCGAGGTCGCATTGGACAGGCAGCGGATAGCCCCGGTCCATACCTGCTTGTCGATCCAGCCTGCGGGGTAGAGCCTCGGGTCAACCATGCCTAAAATTTCAGCACGGTGTTCGAGGTAATCCATCATGTCAGTGACCCGTTGGCCTTCAGGTCGTTAATCACCGCAACAAGGTGCTGCGAAATGGCCTTCACCGCGTCATCGAGCGTCTGCATTTCCGCTTGTGTCGGCGGGTTGCTGACCGTCTGCCCCGCATAGCTTGCCAGAGCCGTTCTAGAGGCCGTGCCGGTGGCATCGGTCCACGCGGCCCCTACGTCCTGCAAAACCGGCGTGATGGCTTCCAGCGCGTCTATACGGGCATCCAGCGCCTCTACCGCCTTCAGCCGGTTTTCATGTCCGTTGACCGCCTGTGCGACCAAGCGCGGCCAGTCACCCCGGTTCGCGCTTTCGGGAAGCGACCTACCGCTCACCGCCAGCCTCAAATTCAAATTCTAGGCCCTGAACGTAGGACCATTCAGACCCCGCCGCGATCTCCCACGTTGTTCGGCAATACCGCCCCGAACCGCGCACCGGCATGGTGCCGTTATCGCGAAGATCGCTGGCCGTGGCCGTGCCGCCCTCGCGGCCAAGCAGCGCGCGGAGGTCAAGCGTTATCGTCTGGCCGTCCACCACATCGCCAATCGGGCGGATCGAGCGGTAACGGCATACCCGCTCCGGTGTATCTTCCCGGAAACTGGTCTGGAACGTGGCCTTGAGGTTGCTGCCCGAGAATGTCCCCAATTCGCCGCCAGACACCGCATAGAGGCGCGGATTGCCGCCCGAGAACCGCGCGTCATCCAGTGAATAGGGCGCGGCGTCAAGATCGGGATAGAGCGCCGAATAGGCTTCCAGCGTCAAAGAGGACGTAAACGCCGCGAATATGCCATCCAAGGACAGTTCAGCGGTCGAAAAGCGGTCAAGCTCCCAATTGTAGATGACCATCACACAAGCGCTGCCCGGAACCAGCCAGGTCACGGTCTTGTCCACCGGATTGATGGCCGATTGTATCTTGTCGCAATCGTCACGGCTGACACGCTCGTCAAACCAGCGGTCAACCTTCTCCGAGCCAATCGGTTTCAGCGCCTGTCCGTCCTCCAAGGCCATGAAACCACGGTCGGACTTGAAAAACACCGTGCGTTGCGAGGCACAAACCGAACCCTTGGCCGCACAGCCCACATTGGGGGCAATTTCGTCAAACTGGAACGGCGCGTCAGCATCGCCCGTGCGGGTCATGCGGACAATCCGCTGGCGTTGCAGGATCACCCCGTATTCGCCGCCCGAAAAGCCCATCACCTCGCCGCCCGTAAGCATCGGCTGGATGCCCGCGCCGCCAATAGTGGGGGTCCAATCCGTATGATCGTTGGGTGCGCTGTAATAGATGCCCAGCAGGTCGCCCGAGTCCTGCCCGATGACGACATAATCCCCGACAACACCGATGCAGACACCCGCAGGCGCACCGGTCAAGTCGCCCGACGTTCCCGCCGCTAGGTCAACCACCTTGGTTGCCGTGCCGTTGACCCCGATGGCGTAGTTACCGAACTGTGTGAACCGCCACGCACCCGTTACGGTCATGCCTGTCTCAAGGTCAGACCATGTGCCGCTGTCATACTTGACCAGCCCGTCAGCCGTGCCGACAAGCAGGGTCGAAGTGCCATCGGCGGCGATGAATGACGCGCCGCCCGCAAATGCCGCAGGAAGCGCGTCAGACACCGACGAAAAGGCTTGCACAGGCCCATAGCCATCAGCACGGGGAATGACGTTCTCCGCAACCGACAAGCCGCCGCTATTGACGGTCTGATCGGGCAGGAACGGGGGCAGCGGGACCGTCTTGTTCACGGAACAAACGCCACGCGGGGAACCAGCGGCCCGCCAAACGACTGGCGCACCAGAAACTTGCGCGTTTCCTCCATTGCCTCGTCAAACAGCGCCTTGAAGGTAGCGGCGCGGCTATCGTTCGCTACATATCCTTCGGCAAAGAGCATCGCCCCGAAAAAGTAGGTGTCGGGGAACATCGAAAGCAGTTCGTTGGTCGGGTTGGCTTCCGACAACTGAAGCAGCGTCGGGCGGTAGATAACCGTCAACGTGGCATCGACAGCAGGCCATACCCGGATGCGGTCGGCCTCAAGCGTATAACGCAGGGGCAGCGATCCTTCCGGAACGTCCAGCGCGTCAGCTATGCCGATTTGGGTCAGCGTGTAGCCATCGCCCCGCACAACCATCAGGGTCGAAAAGTCGTCAGGAAGCGCGCCTTCGCCATCCGTGAACGCGATGGAGGTGCTGGTTTCCGTGAAATATGGTTCCAACGTGCGCCGCATCCGGCTTTCGGCCAGCGCAATCATCGCCTGGACAGAACCCGACAGGTCGCTGCGGTCCATCCAGTCCTGAATGGCCGTTACCAGATCGGTGTAGTTGTCAAAGGCGAGGTTCGCCGGAACGCTGAATGCGGGCATCGGCTATCCCCTAGAAAATGATGCGGGCTTGACCCGGCACAAGGTAGCGGTAATCGCTGTCCATCAGCTTTCGCATGATGCCGTCCTGATGGTCCGGGTTCCACATATCCAAGCCATCCTCGACCAGCCATTTCAGGCCAACCGATGCGGGAATGTGGCCTACGTGCCAGAAGTCTGAACGCTTGTCCGGGCCTTCAGCGCGCTTGTTCTGTTCAATAATCGCTTCTTCACCGACGCCCTCGGAGCGGATTTGAACCGTCCCCTCGTTGTCGTCAGTGGCGCGCATCCAGCGGCGGATACCGTTCCACGAACCATCGTCGAGCAGTTCCCAACCGTCGCTCATTATTCTGCAAGCCCCTTGGCCTTCAGTTCGGCAGCGGCTTCTTCGTCCACCGCATCGAACTTCGCGCCGACTTCCAGAAAGCCGTCAACGCCGTCGAAAATCGCGCCTTCCTTCTTCACGGTAAGAGCGCCTTCGTCCTTAGCTTTCGCCATGGTCAAAACTCCAAAAGGAAAGGGCGGGAGCCGAAACCCCCGCCCAGTTCATTAGGTAAGGTCCGCGACCACGCCCGAAGCCGCCTGATTGAGGCAGCGAAGGGCAACTTCCGAACGGATTGCCTTGCGGGTGGCAAGACCCGTGGTGGCAAGGTCGAAAGTGGTCATGCCTTCACCAACGCCGATGTCCCAATATTCGGGATCGATGATGGTGGCCGAACGCGCGTCGGCAAAGCGGTCAGGCACGAACTGCACGGTGCCGAAGTCCGACACATACAGGTCAGCGCCAGCAACGATGGTCAGGCGCTTGTCGCCCGATTCACGGCGCTGGGTTGCCAGACCGGCAAACGCGGCTTCGTTCTGCTTCTGGGTGCCGTTGGTAAAGACCATCTTGGCGTTGCCACCGGCAGACCAGATGCTCTGAAGAACGCCCTTCAGCAGGGTTTCCGTGTAGGTGCGCTGGGTGCCGTTGGTGGCAGCAGCGACGATACCGGCAGAGAAACCGCCGTTAGCGCCCGTTGCACCGCGCGACACGTTCGAGGTAAGCCAAGCCTGCGCGCCAGCGGTTTGACCGGCAGTACCGGCAGCCGCAGCGACCGAAGCGTAGTTGCCCAGGAACCGCTTTTCCATGTCCGTCCGCATTTCGCGGCCAGCCTTCATCAGTTCGCGGGCAAGTTCCGACTTGCGGCCTGCCTTCTTGGTCCACTCCACCGTGGTCGAAGCGCCGACAACCTTGGTGAAAATCTGCGTATGCGTACCGACGCGGGTAGTATTCGCGCGGCTTGCGTTCGTCAGGTCATCACCCTGGATTGCAGCGTTGGTGTGGTCAGCCGCAGCAAGGCCATCGGTCTGCCATTCGGTGTAGGTGGTGTTAATCGACGAAGTGCCGATAGCGTTCTGGAACGGGGTATCGTCCGGGAACAGTTCGGCAATCTTTTCGGCGAGGTCTTCACGAACGCCCACGCGGGAAACGTTCTGAATGGTATTGCTAGGAACAGCCATCTTAAAAAGTCCATCTATTGCAGGGGTTTAGCCTGCGTATTGGGAATACAGCGTCTCACGACGCGGCGACTTGAAACCGTTAGAGGTGGCCCGAGCCTTCCAGCCATTCTGCAAAGGCTTCGGCCTGTGCGGACTTGTTGCCGCTTGCAGCCTTGACCCTTTCCCATGACTTCGAGGTATTCACCGCCCTTGATCCTTCATGGGGTGCGGCTCCGGGACGAAGGTTGCGGCCCTTGCTGGCGCGAACCTTCTGCATCTTGCTCGCCATTGCCCGGTCGAACTTTTCAGCCTTGGCCTTCCATTCGCCCACCTTTTCAAGTGCACGGAAGTCCTCGCTGCCCGCTGTTGCCTCAAAGGCGCGGGGGTCCAATCCAAGTGCCTCAACCAGTGCCAGCGAGTCCGCTACGTAAGCGTCGCGCGTGGCAGGATCGGCCAGTTTCGGAACGGTCATCAGGTCGGCAGCACGCTGCTGCGTGTCGATCTGCTCGGCCTTGGCGACCGCATCATTCCGGATGCTTGCAACCTGCTGTTCAAACTCGTTGAACTGGGCAAGGTCGGCATCGTATTGGGCCTTGGCTGCGATGTATGAGGCGGGATCATGCTGCGCTAGCTGCGGTGACGGCATCACAGGGCGGAATGGCTCCATGAATGCCTTTAGCTGGGCTGCGTAGCGTGTCTGCGCTGCCGCTTCGGCGCTCTGAGCGGCAACGGCTGCCGCCTTTTCGCGCTCTGCGGCTTTTGAGGTGGCCTCTTGCACCTGTGCATTGCGTCGGGTTTCAACGTCGCGGATTAACTCCTGGGCTTCTTTGGGAAGCTGGGCAAATGCCGCTTTTTCCTCCGCATTCAGGCTGACAGGCGGGTCGATGGCCGGTTCATCCGGTTCGCCTTCCTCGTCCTCCTGTTCGTCGTCCAGTTCAAGGTCCTCGCCTTCTTCAGCGCCTTCCTGTTCCTGGTCGTCCTCTTTTTCCTCCTCGTCTCCGAAAAGGTAATTCTCAAAGTCCGCTGCCTTGTCGCTTGCACTCATTGGTGCAGGCGCTTCGGCAGCTTCGGCGGTTGCCGATGGGCTGCTCATTGCGCTTGTCCTTCACAGGGATAGCCGCGCTTCACAACGCGGGTGCAGCGACTTGCTGCTAGACCGACCGGGGAACGCGGTATGCATCCATCCGGGCGACTTCTTCGGCGTGATCCTTGGCAAGCTTGCCAGAGGCGATCACGGCCCGAACCTTGTTATCCAATTGGCGATAGGCGCGGTCCTGAAGCATCCACGCCAAGCGGGTCTGATCGTCCTTTGCCCCCGCTTCCTGCGCTGCCTCAAAGGCTTCCCGGCGCAGTATGGCGATCATGTCGGCAAGCCCGCCGTCCTCGTCATAGAACTGCTGCCAGCGGATACCGCGCTGCACAGCGTTGTCACCCATGCGAAGGCGGTTGCGCTCTACAGGGTTGATGTTGAAGCGGCGGCAGAGCCAGAGGATCAGGCGTTCAAGCATCTAGCGCACCACCGGGCCGATTGGTGGCAATGTGAACGTCCGTCTCGGCCTTCAGCGCCAGGGCTTCACGCTCTAGCTGGGCTTCCATGACCATCTTTTCGCGGGCAAGCTGCGTTTCAAGGTCTGCCTGTTCACGCCGCGCCTGCATTTCCATCGCGTGTTTTTCACGCTGCATGGCGATTTGCGCGTCGGCCTTCATGCGCTCGGTTTCAATCGCGGCCTGCGCCTTGCTATGCTCAAGCTGAAGCTGTGCGCCCGCCTTTTGCGTTTCCAGTTCAAGCTTGGCCTTTTCAGCCTCCGCCGCTGGATCGGGCTGCTGCGGCATTCCTTCCTTATCCTTGGGGTCGAAGGCAAATTCCTCGCCCTTGCCCAAGCCGGTGTCGCGCGCGTAGCCGTCAAACCATTTGTAAACGTGTTCAGCGCCGCTGGTCCCTGCCTGCACACTCGCCTGAAGCAAGGGGGCCGCTGCCATGCGGTACTGAATGCGCTTGTCTTTCGAGTTGGAACCAAGGCCAACGCGAACCGTGATGTTCATATCCTCGGGCCAAGCGCGCGGGTCGATCTCCTTGAACTGCCCATCGACCTTGATTTTCATCGGCTCACCTTCAGCGCGCATCAGGCGGTACTTCTTCAGGAACAGGCGGCTAACCGTCTCGGCAAGCTGGCGGGCGATCATTTCCTCGCCCTGCTGGCCCTGTGCCTGCATCAATGCCGTGCCAGTGGCCGTCTTGTTCAACGCATCGGCGTCAAGCCCCTGGTTCAGCCTTGTGATGCCCGTGCGGCTTTCGCGTTCACCCGTCAGCCATTCCATCGCCTGAAGCGACTTGCCAACGTCAAAGCCGGTCTGGAACGGCTGCACTGCGCTTGCCCCGCCACGGACGCGGATGGGCGAACCGGGAATAGGGGTCAGAATATCGTTGATCGTGTCGGCATCGGCCATTGACGTATCGACAATGGGGCGCGGCATATTCGCAATTGCCATGCCGTCAAACAACTGGCGGGCAACGTAGGAGCGGGCAAGCTGAAGGTCCATTACCTTGTCGGCAAGGCTATAGCCCACAAGGCGGTGCGGACGCGGGAAGGGGCAGAAGATGGCAAAGGGCTGGTCGTCCACCTGCTCAATCGACGGCTTGCCCGTTTCGGCATCGATCAGAATTTCGTTCTCAACCCGGTACACCTTGACGCGTTCGGCAATGCCGTCATCGTCAATGTCAATCCGGGCGTATTCCTCGCACAGCAAGACCTGCTCAAGTTCAGGCTGCGACGAATTGATGTTCAGGTTATCGAGGATGCTGCTTTCGTTGGTCTGCCATTCCTGCTTGGCATAGGCGGGCAGCGAATAGACCTGTTCACGGTCAAAGCCCATTTCCACCAGTTCAGAGCGGGTCTTGGGTTCGTCGTGGCACAGATAGTCCGCCGTATCCTCATGGCGGGCATTGGCCGAAAACTTGAAGCGATTGACCGGGATGGCGTAATCGACAAAGCGCGTGACGATCTTTTGTGCGCGCAGCGTGGCCGTTACCGTGCCGTCGCCATTGTCCTCCATTTCCTCGATCTCGTAACCGCCCTGCTGTGCCTGAAGCATCAGCATTTCAGGATCGCCGGTCACGGTTTCGCGAATGACCTTTTCCTCGGTTTCCTTGACCGATTTGAAAACGCCGATCTTCTTTAGCAGGCCATCGAACAGGCCATCGTGCAGCAGCCGTGCGCCGTCCTGCTGGCGCATGAACACGTAGTTGATCGTTTCGGTGACTTCATCGGCCTGTTCATCGCCGCAGCCTTCGCATTCGCCGCCTTCGCCGTCCGTGCCATCGCATTCGTCGCAATGTTCTTCGGTGGCCTCAAACTCCACCACGCGTTCGCCAGACAGGAACGTGCGGAGAACCGACTGCGCCATGTAATCGACGGCTTCCTGAACGTCAGGAAGGATAACCTGCGAACCGCCTTCACGGGCCGGGAACGTGCTAATGTCCGCTTCGTAATACTTGAACGCGGCAACCTGCATGGGCGCAAGCTGGTCGGCATAGTTCTTTGCCGCGTCGTATTCCTGCCGCAGCACGGATGCCAGCGCGTCAATGTCCAGGCCTTCAGTCATACCATGCCAACCTTCAGCTTAGACAAGTCGAGCGCGGCGGCTTTGCGAGGCACTTCATAGGCCATCGCCATCAGACCGAATGCGTCCGCTGCATGGCTGGCCCAATCGTGGTTAGGGCCTAGGCCAATGCCGCGCTTGTCGTCCCGTTTCTCGTGATAGGCTGCCAGACAGGCTAGCCCGTGTTTCGTTGTCGGTTCGTTGAACCACATGGATGGGAACAGCCGCCTTGCAGCTTCCACCCGCTTCATGTCCGCACCCTTGCCAGCGTTGGGGATCGTATCGACCTGAAAGCCCGCCGCCCGCACATGGTCCTCGAACCTGTCAGCCGTCACCTTGTCCCGCGCCGCGCCATCATGGGGCAGCACACACATGGCCGAACCGTAACCGTTATCACGCAGCCAGTTGATATGGGCTGCCAATGGCTGGCCCTCGGCTTCGTAGTAATCGAGCACCCGAATTTCCCGCCCGATGAACTGTGCCACCCAGATGGAACAGGCATCTGCAACACCCAAGTCCCAAAAGGCGCGGTATTGCATCAACGGGTCAGCAGCGACCTTGCCGATCCGGCCATCATTGCGCGCCGCCTCAAGGCTCTCCGCGTAATAAGCCCCTTCAACCGCCGCTTCGAAGTCGCACTCAAATTCCCGGCGATATTCGTTCGCGCTCATTTGCGCCTTCAGTGCCGCCAGTTCGTCAGGCGGGATCAACCCCGTTTCACTGGCCTTCAGCTTCAGGTGGAACCAGTCGTCACGCTCTACCGCGTCCTGATACACATCGTAGAAGGCATTGCGGCCCTTTGGGGTGCCGATGAACAATGCCCAGCCTTGGCGGTCTGCCAGTGCAGGTCGGATAACCTCGCGCCATGCCTGCGGGGGCTGGTCGGCGTATTCGTCTAGAACAACGCCGTCCAAGTAAATGCCACGCAAGCGGTCGTAGTTGTCAGCGCCGTAAAGGCGGATTCTGGCCCCGTTGGGCAGGTCCACCCTAAGTTCGCCCTCGTTTGTCGATACGCCGGGTATCTCGCCCGTGTACCGCTTCACATAGGCCCAGACCACATCCTTTGCCTGCGCGTAGTAGGGCGCGACATAGGCAAAACGGCCATCGGGCTTGTCGCACCTTAGCGCCGCGTCGATCAGGTCCATAATTGCCGCGACAGTCTTGCCTGCACGGCGATGGGCAACAACACACCCGTAACGCTGCGTCCGCATATGCAGCGGTTCGAATGCGTCCCGGTGGTCGTATCCTAGGTCAATTTCCGGCACGGGGAACGCCTGACTTGATAACAAGCGCGGCGTTCAATGTTCCACTTACCGAAACGCCCACCAGCTTGGGGTAAATCGTCTGCCAGAATGCCTTTTCGTTTTCCGGGCTTTCCTTTGCCCAGTCGATAAGGCGCTGCGAACCGCCAAGGCCTTCAGCGGCCTCCGCAATCGCTTCCTTAGCCTCTTTAGCTACCCTGTTTGGCGAACCCTTTGGCCTGCCCCGTCCACGGCGGGCGGCGTAATTGTCGGTTCCTAAATTATTGGCGCTGTCCGCCATAGTCCCTCACTTCCCCGCTCCCTTTCGGGTGGGCGGCGTTGGTTGGTTAAATACCGGCTCCCGGCGTAAAGTAGACAGTCCCGGAGCCAGTGCCGTAGATCGCGGCTGCAAACGTGGTGGTTGCCGATGCGGGGATCGTAATCACCTCGATAGCGTTTGCGGGCAGCGGGTAATCGGTCGTTGCAGCAGTCAGGCCGGTGGGGCCGAACTTGACAAACGCCGTGGTCGAACCGGAATTGAACATCCGCACCTGCATCGGTGCTGCACCACTGGCGAGTGATGCACTTGCGCTTGAGGTGGTGGCGGCAACCGGGACAGTTACGCCAGGAAAGAAAGCTTCAGCCATATTGGCCCCCTAGGTTAGATGTATGCGCCTGCGTGCTGCGTTCCGGTGCCGCGCGAATTGCCAGCGAAGTCATAGGCAAGCAGCGGCTGCGACAGCAGGTTCTTGGCCGGTGATCCTGCCTGAAGCGTGTAGGTTCCCCCACCTGCGCCAGCGACCTGTGCAGCGCCGTTCCACGTTGCCGCCTGATAGTTGGTGAACAGGGGATCGCCGCCAGCGATAACCGAACCGCGCCCGCCGTAGGCATAGCCAAACGACAGCGTTTCACTGCCCGAACCAAGCGTTGCACCCTGTCCGGATGCGTCATGGTCAACGGTAAAGTTGCCTTCGAACCAGACGCCGTGGTGGTGGCCGAAGTGGCCAAGCTTGGTGCCATCGGACTTGAATACGTCGCCCTTGATGTTGTTGCCGGGGGTCAGGTTGCCCTTGAAGCAGGTAAGCCCATGGCTGCGGGCCTGTCCGGTCGTGTCGTCATAGAAGGCGTTGACGCGCCCGTTGTTGTGCTGGCCGGTTGCGGTGTTGTGGATGACCACGGAACCGAGCGCGACATTGCCGTTTGCGCTATCGTGCGACAGGGCAATTGCTACCGTGTCAGTGGTAGTCAGAAGTTCGATGACATTCTGCACCATCGCCACAAGGCCAAGGTTTCCGCCTGCAACCGAACCAACGAAGCGAAGCGGGCCAGAACCACCCAGCGGGTTGAGATACAGGTTAGACGCCCAGATATGGCCGTCCTTGCTGGCATCGGCCATCGCCACGTTTTGCGCGCGGGTGAACTTGCAGGCCAGCGTTACCCAGCCTTCAGGTGCCTTGCCGTTCAAGTCCACCTGAACACCGCGCATCATGCGAATTTCGCCGTTGGCCGACTGGCCCAGCGCGGAATCGATGGCGCTGAATACCGTGCCGAAATAGGCAAGATGCGAGTTGCCGCGCTGCCCGCCGAACTGCGAGGCGTCGGCAAAGTTGCAATTCCAGAACTGGACGAACAGGTTGTTTGCCGCTTCCCCCTGGAACTGCCCCGACACGCCCAGCGACAGCGACACATCGTTAAAGATAATCGCGCCTTCAGTGCCGACCGAGTGATCCGTCAGGTAAGGGCGGAATGCGCCCGTCATCGAGACGATAGCCGAAGCGCGGGCCGTTCCCGGTGCGCGTTCAACGATAATCGCGCCAATGTCCTGCTTGTAGGCGTTGAACGAAGCCGCAGAGGCCGCAACCGTATCGACAATGCGGATACGCAGGTTATCGAGACAGCCGCGCGTGTTGCCCAGCGTGGTATTGGCTTTCACGATTGCGCCGTTGACCGTCAGGCATGGCGAGGCTGCTGCCGTTGCTGCCGTGGTCGAACAGACGCCCGTGGTGTCGTTGCCGGTCGATGCGACGTAAACGTAAGCCGGGGTCGTGACCTTGGACACGTCCTTACGGAAATAGCGGCGGGTGAAGTAGCGCGGGCCAAGCCCTGCGGTCTGGTTGTCCTCGGACTTCAGAACCGTGCCGATCCACGGGTAAACTTCCGCCTCAAGCCATACTGCGCCCGTGGCAAGCGCGGTAATGTCCAGCGTCCCAGCGTAAACTTCAAGCGGCTGCAAATCCTCGCAGTGGGTCGATATGGCCGTGGTCGTGGCAGTCTGCCAAGCCGTTTGCGTGGTGCCGTCATTGGCGCGGACCTTGACGCAGGCTACCTGCCGCCCAACGCCTGAACCGTCAGGCCGTGCGCCAGCGTGATAGGCAACCAGTTCCCAATCGAGCGAGTTGCCAACCGTGCGGCGCGATACCATCGACCAGTTGACGATTGGCTTGGGGCCGACAAGCGTGGAATTGTTGGTTGCGCCCGCTACCGTATCGGCAGAGAATATCGGGGCCGACAGCGCGACATTGTTTTCCGTGAAGCTGGCCTGATTGGAATATGCCTGACGAACGCGCTTGGTGAGGTAAACCGTTTCCGTGCGCGTGGTCGCAGCACCCGTCTGGTCGTAGCCCGCGCGGTTGACCGTCGCGGTAAGCATCGACAGGTCAGTCGGTGCCTGCGCGGTTGGCATCTTGACGTAGGCCGATGCAACCGAGCCTTCCTCAAGCTGCGCGCCCCATGCATAAATGCCATTTGTCCCGCTAGGCGTTGAAGCCGTCGAACCCGCCGCATCGCACGGCGCAAAGGAAATGGCCGTTAGCGTGGCGGTCAGGACAAAGACGAAACGATACCAGCCGTTGCCGACAGACGTGACGCTGGCAGAGCCGTAAGACCCGTTAACACCGCTTACCGTGCCGGTGTTCAGGTCAAGGTAGGCGATTGCAGCGGGGCTGTTATTGGGCGCGCGGATATTAACCGCCGTCATTTCCCCCGCCTTCGCGTAAAACGAAAATACAGAGCCGGTCCCGGTGGTAACGTTGCGGTAAATCCGGCCTGCGCTAACGCTAGGATACAGCTTTTCAGCAGTAGTTGAGCCATCTGGCGCAACCGCCGCGTTTGCCGTTACGCTAAGGCTGCTTTTCGTCCACGCCGCGTTATCAAACTCCTCGGTGTAGGCGAGCAGGTTGGGCGAATAGACGCGCGCCTGCCAGCCATCGGCGGCAATGGCAGAGAACGGCGCGGCAGCAACAGTGCTGAACAGACGCGACAAATGTCCAGGGCCTCGGCCCCCGAGATGAACAGCCATCTATTCACCCCTTGTCTTTGCCCCGCGTATCAGTGCCACACGCTTTGCTTACGGCCCTTAGCCATTCTGTATGTGCGCTGGATGATCGGGGGCTGGCGGGATTGCTCCGGCCAAATGCGAAAAGGGCCACCGAGTTTCCCCAGCAGCCCCTTATCCGTTGAGTCCTGCCCAACGGGATGAAGGTGGAACGCCCGCCTAATCCATGCCCAACTTGCGGCGTAGGATGGCGCGACGTTCTTCGTGTAACTGTTCTTCGCCTTTGCGGCACTCGTCCGAATAGGCCATCGCGTGGAACAAGCCATCCGAATAGGCCTGATCTGGCGACCTTACCGTTGCCCCAGCGCGTTCCGCCGCCTCTAGGACAACCTCAAGCGCTTCCTCCGCGCTGGCATCAAACCATTCGCCGCGAAGCCGCTTGAACTTCTTTGCCGCAAGCTGGTGGGCAACTTTCTCCACACCGTCGATTGATGCTTCGTAAATCCCGACCGCCGCGCCGTAGCTAATCTGCGTCCAGTTCCCCATCTGCAAATCGCTAAGCCGGTATTTCAAACAGCTTGCGGTCTTGCCGATCTTAACCGGGCGACCTTCTGGCGGACAGATGACGTAAACGAACCCATCCAGATGACCAAAGGCCTCGGGGATCGCCTCAAACATATAATGGGTGGCTGGATTGAGAAAACGCCTCGGGTTTGTGTCCCGAACGATGGCTTCGTGTGTCTGAAGCGCGGTTTGCGTCATTATGATTTTCCATATACCCGAAATGTTCCGGTGTCAACCCCGTTTTGTTCCTAGATGGGAACAAAGTGTGTCCAGCGCATCGCGCAGCCTGTCGAGAGTCCGGAACCGCTCCCGGTGGTGCATCTTTGGCCAGCGATTGCGAAGCAGCAGGGCATCCATGAAGCCGACCATATCGGCGGGCAGGGCCATACGGGCAGCGCGCCAGCGATCACGGGCAACCTGCGAAGTCTCGCTTGCACCCATCGCCACAACGGACGAACTGCCCCCCGTCCTGAACAGGTTGCTCATGGTGGGGCTGTCATACCGGCCCCGCTCATACTGGTCGCGATACCACATCCCCGCCAGGTATTGCTCCTGCGAGAACTGGCCAGCGCGTTGCAGCCGGTCGAAGTGGCGCACCTTGAACAGCCGCCCGTTCAATTCGCCGCCGCGATTAACCTTGACCTGCGCGACCCGGTTCCCCCCATCGGGGTGCGGCTTTAATTCGTCGCAGTAATGACCATTCGCAAGCTGTGCCTCTGTAGGGCCGTCCAGTTGCTCGATAGGTGATGGCGCTTTGCGGCGCTTGGTCTTTGCCCCCATGATGCTCTCCTTCAGCCTGCGCCGTGTTGTGATGCGGCAAGTTCAATGGCTAGACGCGCGCCAAGCTCGTTGATGTCGTCAAGCGCGTGATCCAGCTTTGCCCGTAGTTCTTTGCATTCGGCTTCGGCGCGTTCTGCTCTGTTGCGGTAGTCTTGGGCGCTAGGTCTTTCGGTCATTTCACCCTCCAAAATGCGATATTCGCCAGCGCAATTTCCCGGCTAACATCGGCGGTCCATTTCGTGCGGAGCCATTCGACCGACTTTCTGCCCTGTGTCACCTCGACCAGATGGCCCAGAAATTCGCCGGTTGCCGCGCCCACCTTTTGCGCCGGGGCAAGATCAAGCTGCGTCTGCATCAGCCCAATCCTTTCCGATGGCCTGCGGTATGCGGACCTCCACTTGCAGGCGCAGGCGGGCGGCTAGACGGTGCGCCAGTGCGAACGAGGCGGCTTGCCCCCCATAGGCAGGGTCACAATCGCCAAACACCACCACCTCGGTCACGCCTACGGGCGGTTGCCACTTTGCCAGCATCGTTGCGTTAAGCGCGCTCCACACCGGCAGGTTGAACCGATGCGCCGCAGCAAGTGCCGTTTCAATACCCTCGGCAATGCCAAGGCGGGTGCCGTGCAGCGGGAACAGGCGCACGGCTGAACCATCTGGCAAGTCCCCAGGCATCGTTGCCCGGAACCGCTTGCCATCCACGCTACCCAAGGCGGTGCGGTGAATGTTGACCGGCTCGTTATCCGCTCCCCTTACCAGCGCAAGCATGGCAGGGCTGCGAACCCCATCGGGGAAGGGGCAGGCTGGGGCATAGCGCAGGCAGGACGGCAGCGAACGCGGCAGCACCACCCGTCCCGAAAGATAGGCGTGGGCCGGGTCGCCATCCTGAAGCTGCGTCCCTGACAGCCAAAGCCGGTTGAGCATATCGACGCGGGCGCGTTCGTCCATTTTCGGGCGGGCGGCTTCAGCCTCGACATTGCCGCACACCTGATCGACCTCGGCAGCGGCCTGCGAGAATTTCCAGCCCTTGACCTGCATCAGCAAATCGAAGCCGTTTCCAGCCCCGCAGACGTTGCAGATAAACCCGCCGTTGCCGTTCTGGTTATCCCAGCGGAAACGGTCACGCCCTTCGCACATGGGGCAGGGGCCGTGCTTGCCGGTCAGATATTTTTCGTCAATGCCAAGGGCCAGCAGGATACCCCGCCACTTGCCCCGCGCCGCGTCGGCTGTCTTGCGCTTCATGCCGATTTCCCCCGTGACTTTGCGAATGCAATGTCCAGATGGCGGACCCATCCGATAACCTCCGGCGATGGCGGCATGGGGATTTTCCGCAGCGAATGATGGGGCCATGCCTCGAACCGCTTGCGGTAGGTATGCGCCGCCCAGCCCTGCGAACGCCCGCGCAGCCGTGCCAATTCCAGCAACCCGGAATAGAACGCTTGCTTTTCGGCCATCGGGGCGCGCTTCTTGCTGGCCTGCCGAACCTCGATCAGTTCGCCGTCCTCCACCTCGACCTCACTCTGCCGCGAAGGAGCAAAGCCGCAGGACGGGCATTCCCGAACCTTTGGAGCCTTCAGGACGCCGCAGGACGGGCATTCCTTAGGCATCGGTTCGCCCTTTTCCTTCCGGGTCTGTTCTCGCTTGTCCTTTCCGGCAAGCAGGCGGGCATGGTGAATGTCGGTCACGAAACCAAGCCGCGCGTGATTGTCGGCGTGATCGAGGATCAGGCAATCCACCTTGCCCGGTGCCGTGCGGAGGCCGCGACCGATGCACTGGACGAAAAGCATTTCGGATTTTGTCGGGCGGGCCATGACGATGCAGCGCACATCCGCATCAACCCCGGTTGTCAGCGTCCCGACATTGACGATGCCAGACAGTTCCCCCCTTGCCATGCGGTCAAACAGGACGGCGCGTTCGATGCGGTCCACATGGGCATCGCAGTAACCCATCTGGATACCGGCTGCGGCAAAGCGTTCCTGCAAGTGGCGGGCGTGGGCGCGGTTCACCGCAAAGACCAGCGTGGGCCGGTTCTCTGCCCGCTTGATCCACGTTTCGACCACATCGGCAACCAGCCGGTTATCGCTCATAACCTCGGCTAGATCGCCTTCGTGGTAGTCACCCGCCACGGTCTTGACCCCCGACAGGTCCGGGTGCGACGGCGCGAAAACCCGGAACGGGGAAAGATACCCCGCGTCGATCAGTTCCTGCATCCGAACCGGCGCGATCAGTTCCTGCCAATCGTCCGCCATGCCCCTTGCCCAAGGCGTTGCCGAAAGCCCGATGAAAAACTTGTTAGGCTCGCGCTTCATCCAATCGCTGATCGCATCGAAGCGCAGGTGGCATTCATCCACCACAACCACTTCGACCTCGGGGCAGGATCGGCGGGCAAGCGTCTGGACCGATGCCACCTGAACCGGCATCCCGTAATGGGTGCGGGGATGGCTGGCCTGAATAACCCCCAGGTCAAAAATCCCTTCGGACTCGAAAGCCTCGACGGTCTGGTCAATCAAGCTGATCGCCGGGACCGTGAAGCAAACCCGGTTGCCCTTGCCAAGCGCGCCATTGACGATCTCGGCAGCAGTGCGCGTCTTGCCTGCACCCGTGGGCATCTGCACGACAATGCGCTTCACACCCCTTGCCATCGCCAGCCGTAGCAGTTCGATGGCGGTTTCCTGATGCGGGCGCAGCGGCTTTGCGGTGAACGGCGTGTCTAGCAGCGGAAGCGAAGCCATCACTTGCCCCCCTTCACGCGAAAGGGAACGGCGCTAACACCCTCTCCCCCTAACTCTGTGCTTGGTAAGGGAACGCCTTCACCTTCACCTTCACCTTCACCAAGGTGCATTGCACTTGGATTGCATTTGGAATGCATTTGCATCCCGTTTGCATCCCATCTGGACCGTGCAGCAGATGCTCTTGCAGCACTCTTTGCATCGACATATTCGCGTTCACGAAGCAGCCGTTTTTGGAAAATGGTGTCACCGTCACGGGTCCATTGTGCCAGAACCGGGCCGCACATTTTCCGGAACTTGGCAACGGGAACTTGAGCGATCTCCGCTAGGGCTTCATCGTTACCCGGCAGGCGGCAACCGGGCCGGTTCCATGCTTCCATAAGCAGGATGAAGAACAGTCCGTGCTGCTCAAGCGACAGGCGATAATTGTCCCGCAGATAGGCATCGGGGAACAGCGGGATATGGCTCGGCTTCTTGCTCATGCCTCACCCCCGAACGACAGCGCAAATTCCTCATAGGCATCGGCGCGCAGGGCAACCCATGCCGGGTTATCCTTCAGCTTGGGAAAGCGGCGCTCCTGATCGAGCAATGCCGTATGCGCCTCGAAAGCATGGGCGGCGCGGCGCTCGTCAAAGCGGTAAACAGGAATCGGTTGCGCGGGCGGAAAGCCCGGTGTATTACGCGTCATCAGCTTCGCTCCTTACTAGCGAGTTGGTCACGGCTCGGGGTGTTGGAAGCACCGCCGGGCCATTCTTTTTTCATAGCAGAATCCAGCGTTTCCCGGAATCTGTTTTCGTCCTGTTCTCCGGCAAGGGTGGGGATAACTTCCGGGAACGATACCTCCACCCGACCGGGGCTTTCGGGCGCTGCAAATTCGTATATCGGCAGGAACCGCTTATCGTTCACGCCAAGGGCTTGGGCGATACCGTCAAGCTGCGGCTTGATCCTGATGGGGTAGTTTACCCGGTCACCTCGGTCATTCGGCGGAACGAACCGGATGCGAATGACGATGTCGCCCTTGGCAGGCACCTTCACCCGCGCCGCCTTGGTCAGAACGTGCGCGTCATCCCGGTGACGCTTCACCAGTGCCGACTTGCCATGCCAAGCGCCGTTGTTATGCCCTGACAGGCTGGAAGGGGGGAAGGGCAGGACGATCACGAGTTTAGCGCCGCCAAGAGCATTGCGCTGCCTTCACTTATCCCTTCATGGAACCTGTGGCCGTCATCCTTGTTGCCGAACGCTTCAAGGAACATCGGGCGAATGCCAGCGAACGGCTGGAACGCTGCGGCCTCGTCGCGTATCTCTTGGATCAGGTCTGCGTATTCGTGCTCGCGGCCTGCCAGCTTCTTAGCCCGCGCAACGCCGCTCATTATGGTTGTGTGGTCACGGTGCAGGGCGGCGCCCAGTTGAGGGTAGCTCCTGCCCAGTTCGTGAGCGACTACCGCAACGGCGTTCCTGACGCGGCAAACCCGGTCAGTGCGGTCAGGGCCAGCGATCTCACTAGCGGGGACGCCGGTGATATATTCGGCAATCTCAATCAGGTCTGCAATTCGTGTCGTTGCCATTATACCCCCCACGGGCGTTAGTGTTTGATGTCCCGCTCTGCTTCCCGGTGTTTCCGGCGCTTTCTGCATTGCTGGGCTAGTTCGTATGTTTCTGGTGGGATGAAGCGGGTGCGCTCCAAGGCCCTCTGCGGTAAGATCGCGGTGAGAGCCTCTCCCAGCTTCATGCGGCCTCCCTCTCACTGGCGATGGTCTGCAAGATTGCGTTGCCGATCAGTTCAGGGATTTGAGGGACTACGGCGTTTCCGAGGGCGTGTAGTTCGTCCGCAGCCAGCCGGACGGAAACCCCATCATGCCTTCCACACATGAAGGGCAGGGAACCCCCCTGAACAGCACGGACAAACCCACTTGCTTCCCGATACGCATCCGGCGTTGAATTGAGGGATTGGATAAGTCCCCTCTGTCGCGGTTGTCGCTCGCCAGGGGCGTAGGCAATAATCCAGACGCGGTCCCTACGGTGAGGGGCACCAACGGCGGAAGCCGGTATGCAATGCCATTCTGCATGAAGCCCGAACGAGGCCAACGCTCCGAGAATGTCTCCAAGCCATCTATCCAGCAACTCTGGGCTGTTTTCCAAGATGACGTAGCGCGGTCGAATTTCGCCAATGAGGCGGGCAAACTCCCACCACAGTCCGCTTCGCTCGCCATTAAGGCCCTCCCGGCTTCCGCTTGTGCTAATGTCTTGGCAAGGGAACCCGCCGACGATCACGTTGGGGTAAATGCCCTGTGCGTTCAGTCTGGCGGCTGTCAGGTTCCGAATGTCGTCAAAGATGGGGACGTTCGGCCAATGGCGCGCAAGAACCGAACGCGGGAACGGGGCAATCTCGCAGAATGCCACGGGATCAAACCCGCCCGTCCGCTCAAGGCCAAGGCTAAAGCCCCCCAAGCCACTAAATAGGTCTAGGACGCGCAGCTTGTTCATGCTGCCAGCCCCTTGAGCGCGTCGGCTTCGGCAATGATCGAATGAAGCCGTGCAACAGCGGGGCGGGCCTTGTCGGCAATCCGCAGCGTCTCGCGGTGATCGCGCTTGCCGTCTCGCAGCGCCTCAGTCAGTTCCGCTTGCACCGATGAAATGTCTGCAACGGTGGCGAAGTCGTCTCCGCCTTCACCCTTCAGCCGGTGCAGGCCGAAACCATAAAGCGACAAGACTTCATCGAGCGCAGTGGGATCGGCCAAAAGGAAGTTAAGCAGCCCCCGGCCATCCGTATCCATGCTGTCGCCAGAGAACAGCTTTCCAAGGGCCTTGGGGGTGCGTTCCGACTTGTCAGCGAGGTTGCCGCGACCGATGTTTGCCGCCACCCGCGCCAGCCCTGCCACAAGTGCAGCGTGGAACCGTAGGGGGGAAATGGCATCCCTTTTGGGAACGACAAGGGCATCAGGCACGGTTAGAACCCTCTGCATGGAAGGACACACAAACATCGGAAGCGGGGCCAATGGTGGAACCGCGAAGTTCAGCACGGGCGCTCTCCGCAAGACGGATGCCATCCCCCCATGTCCAAATGTCGGAGCGTCCGTGCAGGGGCCAGTCAGCGATCTTGAACCCGACAACACCTTCGTCCGGAATGTAGGGCGGGGTCATGCGGCTCGGCCTTGTGTGGCAGGGCGCTCGGAAACCGGCTTCCAAGGCTCGATGCTTTCCAGCACGTTCATTTGTTCGTCTGACAGGCCGGCAATCACTTCATGCCGCCAGCCCGTTGATCGGAAAATGTGGATCGCCAGCGGGCGCTGTGGATCGCGCTTGCCCGTCAGGATCTCACTTGCGTAGGACTTGCTGATGTCAGCCTGCGCCGCCAGTTCTGATGTGCTCGGTTTATCCATGCGCTTTTGTTCGCACATCACGAACGAAAGGTCAAGCGCGTTTGTTCGCACATTCGTTAACGACACACTTCGCCGCCTTCCGCACAATGCGAACATGGCAAGGCGAGGAATCCCTAAGGGACCGATCAACTGGTATCTGTGCGAATGGATGGAAGCCTGCGGGCTTTCCGGGCGCGGGTCACAGGCGCGCATGATGGAGCTGACCGGGTGGTCCAAGGCGACCATGAGCCAGCTTTTCAACGGCACCCAGGACTATTCGCCAAAGATATTGACCGAGGCCGCGAAGGCATTGAACGTCGAACCGTTCGAGCTGCTTATGCCGCCAGAGCGCGCCATGTCTTTGCGTAGGATGCGCGAAAGTGCTATCAGCATCGCGGCAGAGGAGCGGCAGGACTATAAGCCTGCGCCGCCTGAGGATGAAAGGCTAGTCAGCTAATGGGCGCTATCGTTGGCGGGTTCCTTTGGACCTATGTGTTCGGGGCGATCTTGGGCAAGTTTGCTTGGCGAGATTGGGAACCGGACGCCAAGGCGTTGCGCGTTAGCTTCTCTGCCGCCGCATTTGTCGCGGTGATTATGACGATCCAGTTGAGCGTGATAGCGGGCCTTGTCTCGGCCATCGGCTCGTATCTCGCATACCTCCTATTGCGTCGCGATTATCGCCGCAAATGGCTACCCGATTCGGACGCCGACACGTTCGAGTGAAAAAGTTTCGCCATGTGCGAACAAAGGTGTTGACCGCTAGTTCGTAATGTGCGAACAAGGCTTCAGACAACAAGTCTGGAGCCGTTCAATGTCCTACACCCGCGAACAAGCGCAGCGACTGGTTGAAGTAGCTGACAAGCGCGTTGCCGATTGCATGGCCCGCGCCAAGACTGAAAACCCGGCCCTGCGGTTTGCTGAAAGCGCCGCCGCCTATCATCGCGAAGTGCGCCAGTGCGCCATCGCCGCTATCGACTTCATCGACGGGCAGGAAGGCTTTGAAACCGCCTTCGACGATCTGGACGCGGCTCTCGACATCATCGGTTACGACTGGATTTATTCCAACGCCCTGACCGCGCAGGTGGCAGCATGAGCGCCCGTGCAGACCGTATGCTGATCGCAGCGGACGAGGCTTTGCGCCCCATTCCCCCCATCACCGTTCGCCCCGTCAATGTGATGGACGAAGAAGCGTTCCCTGAAATGGCATTGGCACGGAAGCAATACGCCAGCCTGACGCCTGAACGCCGCGCTGAACTGAACAAGGGCTGGTCCGATGTTTGAGGCAATCAAGCACTACGCCCGCTGGGGCCTTGAGAACGACCCGCACGGTCTGGCCGTTGCCGTTGCCTTTCCTGCTTTCATTACTTTGGCAGCTTTTATTGGAGCAGTTGTATGACTGATTTTTCCGAACTGACGGGCGTTGAACTGGCCTCAGTCACTGGTCTTGAGGTTGGCTCTGAACTGGTGACTTTCACCGCAACAGATGGCCGGGCATGGGTCATGCGGCACGAACAGGATTGCTGCGAAACCGTCGATGTGAACGAAATTCACGGCGATGTTTCCGACCTGATCGGTTCGCCCATCCTTCGCGCCGAGGAAGTCGAGTCTGAACAGAACGGCGGCGATAACCCCGGCGGCGCTGAAAGCTGGACTTGGACCTTCTACAAACTCGCCACGATCAAGGGCGAGGTGGTCATTCGCTGGCTCGGTGAGAGCAACGGCTATTACAGCGAAAGCGTCTATTTTTCGGCGGTGACACAATGACCCGCGCCACCCGTAACGCCGCAATGGTCCGCGCCTATGGCCGGGATAGCTGGACACCACCCGCGCCCATGTCTGAAGCCCGACGCCAGCACCACCACGGCCCCCTGTTGCCAATGGACGACAAGCTGCCCGGTGACGGCGATCTGGCACACATCGGCCTGCTGATCTGCATGGCCAGTGCAGGGCTTACCCTTTTCACGCTTTGGAGCATTTTCGCATGAACGCGACAGTCAAAGTAGAAGCATCGCTTGCCAGCGCAATGGCCGCAGCGTTTGCCAAGATCGAAGCCGCCACCAAGTCGGCAAACAACCCGCACTTCAAGAGCAAGTATGCGGACCTTGGCAGCGTCATTGATGCGATCAAGCCCGCGCTGGTCGAGCATGGCCTGTTCTTCACGCAGCAGCCCACTCACTCCGATGGGGCCGTGGCAGTGGAAACCGTGCTGCGCCATGCAGGCGGGGAAGCAATCTCGCTCGGGACCGTGGTTGTCCCGGTCAACAAGAACGATGCCCAGGCTTACGGCTCGGCACTGACCTACGCCCGCAGGTATGGGCTGGTTACGGCTTTCGGCGTTCCCACTGAAGATGATGACGGGAACGCGGCGGTTGCGGGGGGACAAAGCAGTAAGAGCGCGGTTAGCCCCCCGCAGCCTGTTATTACCGGAGAACAGCTTGCAAGGCTAGAGGCGCTTATCCCCGCCGCCAAGCTGACCCCGGCGCTGTTCAACCAGACGTTCAACATTCGGCAGACCAAAGACCTGCCTGCCGCGCGCTTCGATGAAGCCGTGTCGCGTCTGGAAGCCCGCCTTGCCGAACTGGTGAAGGCCGAAACCAATAAGGAGGCGGCTAATGCTTGAGCAGCGCTCGGACGACTGGTTCCTTATCCGTGCCGGAAAGGTGACTGCCAGCGCCGTTTACAAGGTGATGGCCCGCACAAAGACCGGCTACGGAGCAGACCGCGCCAACTACATGGCCGATCTGGTTACGGAACGCCTGACAGGCAGGCCCGCTGGCAGTTTCACCAATGCCGCCATGCAGTGGGGCGTGGATACCGAGCCGATGGCGCGGGAAGCCTACGCGGCGCGCATTGACGATGCCGTAGCAGAGATTGGCTTTGTCGAGCATCCGACCATCGCAATGGCGGGCGCATCGCCTGACGGACTGGTCGGCTTTGACGGGCTGGTCGAAATTAAATGCCCCAACAGCGCCACACATATCACCACGCTGACGGGCGCGGCGATTGACCGGAAATACCTGCTTCAGATGCAATTCCAGATGGCCTGCACGGGCAGGGACTGGTGCGACTTCGCCAGCTTTGACCCGCGCCTTCCTACCGAAATGCAGCTGCACGTTCGCCGCGTTGAGCGCGATGCCGAACTGATCGCTGAAATGGAAAGCGAGATAACCAAGTTCCTGGGTGAAGTGGATGCCACGGTGGCCGATCTGCAAGCCCGCTACATGAAGGAAGCCGCATAATGGCAACTCGATTTGATATTTGCGCCCCCCGCAAGGGTAAGGACGACAAGACGTTCTGGCACCGCATCGGCACTGCATGGCAGGGCGATAAGGGCATCCAGTTGGTTTTTGACAGCCTGCCTATCCCCGATGCCGATGGGCGCTGTGTCGCCAACCTGTTCGAGCCGCGTGAACGTCAGGACGCGCCGCCTCGCCAGCAGAACCGCCAGCAGGGCGGGCAGTGGGATGACAACGGGGAAGTGCCTTTCTGATCACCGCGACCGGGTGAGCGAGGCGCTGGCATACCGCCGACCAACGTATGCCACCAATTCCACCGCCCCATGTGCGGACAACAATCCCTCGGTGGCATGGGTAAGCCGGGGGGAAAGGGTTACGATGCAACTGCCGCGCAAAATCCCGAAAGCGCCTAAGCGTTCTACCCGGTGGCGGTCGCAAGCGCACTGCAACTTTGTGCGCGCCCATGCTTGTTCCAAGTGCGGCGATACGGCGGCAATCGAGGTTGCTCATGTCCGCCTTGGTTCGGGCGCGGGCATATCCCAAAAGCCTGACGATTGGATGACGGTTAGCCTCTGCAAGCCGTGCCACACTTTGCAGCACAACAAGGGCGAGCGAACCTTTTGGGCGGGCTTCCCGATTGCGGACCTGATTGAACAATTCTGCCGGGAATCCCCAAGGGCGGCGCAAATCCGCGCGGCCAGAGCGGAGCGGGCCAATGCGTAACGATATGCCGATCAGCGAGCAATATCGCCTTGCCGCCCGTGAATGGGTGGAAATGGATGCCGCCGCCAGAATGCTTGAGGAAGGCAAGACAACCTACCTCGCACAACAGAAAGCCGCGCTTGGCGATATGCCAGACAGCAAGGCTGAAAAGCTGGTCAAGGCAAGCCCGCAATGGGCGGATTACATCAAGAAGATGGTCAACACAAAGACCGTTGCGAACCGGCAGCGGGTTGAACTGGACTATCTGAAAATGCGCCACATGGAGCGCACCAGCGAAGAAGCCAACAACCGTTCGGAGCGCAAGCTATGACCAACATTTCCGACTATAATGAGGATAGCGAGAACTTGGCACGAGTCTTGCATAAGATGGAAGGTTGGAAGATCATTCCACCGGCCCTGTATCCCAACATCTACAGTTTTCAGGACTTGCGCGGCAAGCGCGTCGGGCGGCTCACGTTCGTTGGATACCTCGGCAAGTTACGCCGCAACCGCCCCGGTCGATGGCTGGCGCGCTGCGACTGCGGGAAAGAGGTTATCCGTGCCGCCTACGTATTCAAGCGCGGCCATGACGAAGAACAGATGTGCATGGCCTGCCACCGCGCAAAGAGCGCCGAATGGAAAGCCGCGCAAGGGATTGAAGCCGGAACGGCCAAGACCGGCACGGGCTTGGTTCACGAAAGCCCGTTGGCGAAGCCATGCGCCCAAAAGGAGCAATCAGCATGACCACACCACCCCCCTCGCTGAAACCCGAAGCGCTGGCCTCGCTGGTAGAGCGGCTGAGAGCGCCCGCTTACTGGAAAAGCAGCGATGGCTATTCCGAGGCGTTCGACAATGTGCCCGAACAAGCCGCCACCGCACTTGAAGCCCTCGCAGCGGAAAGGGATGCGCTGCGACACATCCTCGAAGCAATCACAGCAATGCAGGCGCTCCGATACGGAGACGCAACCCGAACGCATATGGCGCTGATTGGCCTTTGTGTAACCGCCCGCACCACACTCGAAAGGACAGCCCGATGAGCACACAACACACGCCGGGGCCTTGGGAAATTGACGAAGTAGATAAAGGCTTCTCGGCCCAAATCCTCGGACCTTCCACCGGGTTCTGTCGGGATATTCTCGCAACGCTGCCGATGGAGTGGGCAGAAAGCGAAGCCAACGCCCGCCTGATAGCCGCCGCGCCTGAATTGCTTGAGGCGCTTCAGAAGATCGCCACTGTTGACATGGGTGGCGGATTCCTTGGCGCTCAAGCCTGCCGGAAAGTTGCGCTTGCCGCCATCGCCAAAGCCCGAGGTGAAGCATGACACAACAGAACGCCCCCATCCTAGCCAAGCACAGGGATGAAGCGGCGAGGGCTGCGGGGTATGTCAATTGGCGCGAAGTCGGTATTTTGAATGACCGTGACGGAATGATTGGCCTGTCCGTCATCGCCCACGCCCAAAACCTCGCCAACCTCGAAGCCCTGAACAACAGGCTGGCGGAGATTGCGCGCCTGCTTGGCCCGCTGACGGCAAATGAACTGTCCGAGAACGCCGCTGACCGAGCAGAAAAGGCCCACGCACTCGCATCCGGCCACGCCCCATCCCCATGCCCCTCCTGCGATGGGATGAACATTTCCTGCCCGGAAGGTTGCGAGCGCGATCCTATGACCGGCGAATTGATACCGTGGGCCTGCCCCTCCTGCGCGGCGAAGGATGAGGCGATGGAGGCGTTTCGGCGGGAAGTGTCGGACGCGGTTGTCGAATTTGGCAAGTCGTCACGGTTCGATGTGGCTCGGACAGCGGAATCCTATCACAGCTATCTCTCCCGCTTCATCATCCCGCCCGCTGATCCAGTGGCAGAGGCGTTGAAGGCGGCGATC